ATTTGTTGGAATCAAAAATGATGTATCGGTCTTGGCGGTGTATCTAATAACTTCATTCGAATTTAAAATCAGAACTCCTGCCGCAGGAAATCCTTCGGTTGAAATAACATCAATAATTGTGTCATTTTCTAAAACCTGTGAAGTTATTTGCGTCGGAGCCGGTATAAGATAAACTCCTTCGTCAACCTCTTCCATTCCTGTTAGATCGACAGTTTCCTTGAAAGTCTCTAATCCCCTAACTGCATAGCACATTGTTTTTCCGGTTTCTAAACCGGTTGCAAGAAATGAGGTAACTTCACTTGTGGCTATATACTTTGCTTGTGTATCAAATATATTTAGTCTTGATTCATTTTCATATATAAGCGCATAAGAATCGCCCTTATATGATCTGGATATAGGCTTGTGCCAAGTTACTGCGAGAGAGTCTCCGTTGCCGACGTTCGCTACCCTTCTGATGCCCTGGGCAAAGCCCTCAAAGTCAACCTGAGGGAATGTAGATGGCAAAATAACCTGGGGCAAGTCAACTGTAAACAAAGAAGTTCCAGTTAGCGTATTGCCATTTAGATCGCTAACTGAATAAAATAGCTTGTAAAATCCATCTCTAAAAGATTCTATCGGCTCAATTCTTACAGTTGCCCCGTTTATTGTCTTTTTTAATGATGAAGATACGCCGGAATAGTTAGGCTCAAATATTCCACCCGTAACCGCCGGAAGATCATTTATTAGTATGTTTATAGAAGAAAGATTTACATCATCAATTTCATCTGAGAACTCAAAAAAGACAACTTGGTCAGATTGTACCAAAGCTTTGTTCTCAGGAGAGATTATATCAAGATATGGCTCAGGAGAAGTTGTTTTAAATACATATTCTAAATTAGAAAAATCACCATCTAAATTTTTCACCTGTATTTTTACGAGGACTGTTTGCCCCTGATCAAAGGGTGTTTCTTTGTCTATAACGATAGAAAGCACAACTCCCTCAAGGTAGATGCCGGAAAAAGTTCCGTCATAGCCATCCTTAAATGTTGAGCCCTCAATAGCTCTTGCTCCACTTACCTCTACTATAAGTGAATTTAAATCAATACCGCTTCCATCATCAATAATGCTAAACTCGATAAGCGATTCTATATCCGCCCGCTTTTCACCTTCGGCTGGCGATTGTCCTGATAGGGATAGCATAAGAGGTCTCCTTATTATCTGCGTCTATTAGTAGAGCTTTAATCAACCTCTTCCATAAGCTCCCTTTTCTTTTCCTCGCCCTCTTTTCCTTCAATATCATGGTAATCAAGAAGGCCGTCAACATACTTTTCGGCTGATTCTTCGCCATTAACTTCTGACTCGTAAAGAACTTGTTTTTGAAAAGCCTCTATCTCTGATTCTTTATCTAAATAATCTGCAGATTCATCTTCTTTTTTACTTTTACCATTTCTTTCAGAGTGCTGAATCGCATGAACTAATTCATGAATAACATATCTCATGATTATATCAAAAGATTTTTCCATTAACTTTATATTTAGAATAATCTCAGAATTAATTGTTTTTGCAGATACATCTAATTCGTCAAATGTTATTGGCACTCCAGCCAAAAACTCTTCATCTATATCATTTTCTTTGCATATATCTTTTGCAATACTATCGTTAATTAATTCGGTTCTTATCTTGGATAAGAGCATTATTTTTTGCAAAAGATTTTTTTCTTTCTTTTTTGCTCTTACGATAAACACTACTCATCTCCAAAAAGATCGGTTATGTTTTCAACATTTCTTTCTATTGCTATTTTTGCAAGATACTCTGTTTGTTTTAGCTCAGCTATTCTGTATTCTGCTTTTTTGATTAAAGCCTGCAAGCCCATTATCTCAAAAGAAACTTCTTCTGAATTTATAGGTTTCGCATACCCACAGTAAGTTATCTTGCAGTTTTCCGGCTCTCTCATTAAACTATCCTTCTTGACCTTAAGTGGCGCAGCCTCGTGAAAGCCGGAGCACCAGAGCTTAGGTTTGTGTAAGTTCCAAATGAAGTTGGGCCAGGTCTTATGGAGTTCTTTATAAACTTGAGTCTTTCTCTATATGAAGACAAAAAGTTATTGTAAGTGGTCCCAAGGAAATCGCCCAGAGTAGGAGGCTGGTAAGAGATGCCTCCGTCAGAAATAGTAAAGTCTCTTCCCTTTTCTACCAGAGCCTGCGAGGAAAGGGCCAGAATTGTAGCGCCCTCAACGATAGCATGAGAAAAAGTTTTGTAAATAATTTCATCAGCAAATGAATATGATGTAAAGAATGGAATCATATTGAATTCAGATAAGGCCGAGCAAAGAAAGCAGGCTAAAACCTCATCAGAGAAAACGTTACAATCCTCAAGGACAAGTTCGCCATAGCCGTCGTACACAAATGCGCCATACTCATCTCTGACCGGCTTTTTGCCGTCTGATCTAACTCTAGCCTTAAGGTACTTAAGAAGGATGTTTAGTCCAACAAGTTCTGCATCGGAAAAATCAAACTCTACATCATCTCCCAGCATTATCGTCCCGGTAGATACCATTTCCATTTTAATTCTCCCTTATTTTGAATATAGTAGTTTTTTTAATGATCTAATCTTATTGTCGTACTCGCAAAACTCACTACTAAAAAACTCTATAGCTAATGACTCGGCTTTTTTATCTGAATCATCTAAAACAAATCTAAACCTTCCAGAATCCAGCCTTTCTGCGCTGATAAGCCTTAGGCCCTTTATATTTAAATAGGCCGCTAAGGCTAAGTCTGATGTTTCATACTGATTCATTTTTATTCCTTTTTAAAAACTTTTTATGGACGGAGCATATTGTGGAGCCCTTTGGAGCTTGCTTTTTGCACCTATTTCCATCGCCCTTTATAAACTCACATTGAATGAATACAAAAGAACCTTTATTATTACCAGAATTATTAGCTATTTTCTCCTCTTCATCCTCCAAAATAATTGGATCAGCCTCTTCCATTATTAAAAAACTAGGCTCATATTCTTCTGTATCTTCTAAATCTTCCTGATATTCATCTGGCGAAGATTCTTCTATTTCTTCCATCTCCATAGATATATCATCTTCAATCATGGTTTGAAATTGCTCCGCAGAAGATTTCATGCCGGACAACTCTTCTTCGTAATCAAAAAATGTTTCAAATTTATCTTCTGGGTCAACCATTGTCTCTGGGCTAATCTTACTCATATCGCGCCTAGACATAGTTTTAACTTGCGCTCTATTTTTTAGAGGCTTGCCTTCAATAAATTTTGTTCTGCTTTTTAATTTATTTGGATTCATAATGCTTCATTATTATACTATATAATAATATAAAAAGGGCGCAGTATTTCTACTGCGCCCTTAGCTTGAGATTATCTCAGCTTAGCATTACGGGGTTACTGTAGTAGTACCCGTCGCAACACCACGGGGGTTGACAATGCCAACGCCGATGATCTCGTTAACAACCCAGCCAAGCTTAAGCTGCTTGGGCTCGTCAGCGGGAAGAACCTCAATGTCCTGACGGACAGGCATCACACCAACGAACTCGGGATCAGCGGTAGCAAAGCCACGGTTTACAGGAACAACCTTGGAGACGATAATATCGGCACCGAAGACGTGTCCGTAAAGACCGGTCTGTAGAAGCTCACGCTGAGTGACAGGATCGACCTGTGAGTTTGCACCACCGGCAGATTCCCAGGTGAGAATGTCGGTGAACTCATTGATGTTGAGGAAGTACTTAGAAGTAACTAGGTCCCAACGATCAATCTGTCTCTTAAGGTTAACAAGGCCGTCCTTCTCAAGGGCCGTGCCAACGCCACCGGGAGCAAGGTCAACCGCAGCATTCTCGCCACCAAGCGCGCTGTCACCAGCGAACGTGAGGGCAGAGAAGACGTTGGCATCTTCCTGAGCCTGGATCTCCTGACGAGCCTTCTGCTGGGCACGATCGATCACGTTGAAGCGACGACGCTTGACCTCAGCAATGCGGACGGTCGGGTTAGAAACAACCTCGAACTCAGGGATGGTCACCCTATCGCCAAAGACGCGGGACTCGGGAGCAGCACCGTTGCTGGAAACAACAACAGCAGCTACGTCGATATCACGGTCGTAGACGGGGAGAGCACCCTGGGGTAGAGGATCGACAACTAGAGCCTTGCGAGCAACACCCTGATAGTCGAGGTTTCTGCGGATTGGGTTAGCCATTGCCTGACCGAGAGCAATCTTGCCCTCCTGGGTCATAAGCGCCTGCTTGATCATCTCGTCGCGCTGGCCATCATTTAGAGAGGGAGCGGCAGCCTGAGCAGAGCTAGAGGGCTGTAGATCCTCAATGATGGAAGCGTACTTGACAATCTGAGATAAAGCCTCAGCAACATTGGAGGCATTGATTTCACCATGTGTATTAAATAGATTTGACATTTTATCCTCCTATTATGCCTGTGCGTTACCGGTGTAGAATACCGCTATAAACTCAGCTACAGACGGCTCGCCTACAGCAGATGCGGTGGTTGAGACTAATGACGTATCTGTCATAGCTCCGACTGAAATTGCAACCTGGTCACCACCGAGTGCCGCACCGCCAAGTAGGCCGTTAGCATCAGCGTGAACTGGAAGGTTTAGGGCAAGCCCGCTTAGAGGGGTTCCTGAATCGTCAGCAGCGGCACCACTAACGCCGTAAAGGCCGGCCATAGCCCAAACCGTGACCTTTCCTGAGGCACGATCAGTTGAGGGGCCGAGAACGACAGCGCCATTGACCTGAGTTGCCTGACCAGCATTCTGGCCGATTAGTGAACCAAAAAGAGTGCCATACTCTTCCGTGCCCTCGTCGGCAAGGCCGCCAAGTGAGCCGGCAGTTCTTGTGGCTACAGAGAAGGTTACAGTACCTGCTCCAGAATAGGGGCCGGGTTCGCCAACGTCAGCAGCGTAACCCTCGGTGCCGCCCGCAGCCTCAAGCTGAACATACTCGCCACCCTCAAGGGTGCCGGCGTCTGCATCAGCAAGGTCGAACATGCCGAGGGGTCTTAAACTTGGATTTAATAGTTTTAAAGCCATTTTAATTCTCCTGAATTATTTTAAAAAATTTTAATATATTTAACCATTAAATATATTGTCTAGGTTTTACTTGATTTAATCAACAAGTTCTTTAACTTAGCGTATCTAGATGTAAAGTTGCCGGTGGGTGCGCTCAAGGCCACATCCTCTAACTTCTCTTTTTGCTCCAAACCATTTTCAACCAATCCGCCGTTACCCATTGCATCAGATACTCTGATTGCTTTTGGATGCGCCGAAAGAGTTAAATCTCGGCCTGTTTCATCATGAAGTTTGTATAGCTCCTCGTAATCTCGATTTCTATTTTCCGATTCAGCATCATACAGTCTACCTAGACCTGTAAAATATTCTCGGAGAGTTTTGTCTTCGTTAGCTAGATCCTTTACGGCATCTTTAACGTAAGACTTTGATACTTCATCAGCTTTCTTAAGCAGATTAGTATCGTTATTTAACTGATTATTAGTAGAATTTAATGAAAATTCTTTTAATTGTGAAATTTTTTCGAATCTATCTGAAGTATCAGAGGCCCTTCTTCTTTCTTTGCGTTTCATTCTTCTCTGCTCCCTGGATAGGTTTTTGTCAGAAAAACCACTTACACCTCTTCTACCAGACGTTCCTTTTCCAAGATCATATCTGCGGGATCGCCTTTTTCTGTAAAGACCTTTTTCCAGAATCTCTTCTGCAGCCTCATTGAGGGCATGCTGCTTTGATGGCATAGAGCCCTCAAGGGACATGTAGATCGGCAGGCCAGTCTTTCTGTTGTTTAAAGCTTCCATTAGAATGTCTAAATTTACGGACTGCAAAGCTGGATCATCGATATCCAAGCCTCCGGCCTTATCTGTCATAAAGACATAATTCATTCCCTCAAATGGCTCGGGTAGCTTGTACGCCCTTTCTTTGTTGTATTTATTTGCAAAATACTTAAGTTTCTTGTCTGTAATCGCGGGGTCACTTAGTATTTCTTGAATTTTATCATAATCATCATTAATAAAGGCTCTTTCGGCATCAACTTCGGCCGGATCTATTGTCACGACATCTCTGCCTGGATCGGGATCCCTAGTATACTCCCCTCCGCCTTCGTCATCTTCCCCATAGAAGTAGCTATAGGCGCCATAGCCTATAGCTACTGCGCCAAGAACATAAGCGGCTTTCTTTAGGGCTCCAAGGGCAGTTAGGCCTGCGCCATATTTGGCAAGTTCGGACGCTAGACTCTCCGTATTGCTTGCCGCCTTCTTTGCCTGAGCCTTATAGAGCTTGTCAAGCTGCTCGAATTTTTCTCTAGTTATCTTGTTTTCATTCATTAGTCTTTCAATAGAGGCCCTTCCCTTGGCAAATTCCTCTGCTTGAAGTCTTCTTATTTCAACCAATTGCTCCGTAAGCTCGTTTACCTTTGTATAATCTCCGCTTTCGGCTAACTCCAAAAGTCTCTTTTCAAGCTCTTTAAGCCTTTCAGTAAGTCTGGCTAACTCATCCAGATGTCCTGAGGCTGTTGCTGCATCTACTATATCGCCTGCGTCAATATTAGTGGTAACTTTG